ACACGGCGTATAAATGCCGATACTGTGGCGGTTGACCCCGTACTTCCACGGTTGATATAACCAGCCCCCGTATCGTTAAAGCCTTGAAAAGCTGTAAGCAAGTTGAAATTTGCATCCAAAAAGCAACCTTCTACACGTTCCCAAATGTTGCCCCACAAATCTTCTATTCCCAAACATTTCACTTGTTCACGGGTATTTTGGCTTCCCCAATTCATACTACGGGTATTAGTGCCGCCTGTGTTTACGACATTAGGTGTTCCCGAAGTAGTTACACCTTGCCCCAAAGCTGCTTGGCTGTTTAGGTTTTTGAAACGAATTAAATATAAAATTTGCAAGAGCATGACCGAGAAAAACATTTGTTGGTCATACCCTGCACCGTTAGCACGTGCTGCTGTCCTAAGGTTTCCGATTGTAATAGATACACTTGGGGTTCGCCCACTTAATGAGCGCAAACGGTTGTTAAGGATAAAGCCTTTATATGCACCCACATAAAGCATATTGCGGTCACCTTCGGTTACACGGGTATGCGCATAGTAGCGGAAATTCTGCAAGCCGCCGTTCGGGTCGTTTGTAATTTCTACATTCAAAATATTTCCGATTGTAGAAATACGCCAACCGACTCTCGGTATTTCAATCATAACGTCACCAGCATTACCGCTTGTAATATCAGGCGTAGCTGGAAGGCCGGTCAAATCCTGCGTTGGTGACCATTGTGCATAATTGTTGGGGTTGAGATAACCAACAACGGAGCCGTTAAGCACTAAGCAAGGGCGAATATCGCGGAAAATAGGCATACTGTCCCACATATTCGAGCCACCGACCATACCTATTGCTTGGCCGGTGTAGGTTACGGAGGTGTAGGGGTTGGAATTTGTTGTGTCAATCTGCACGCCGTAAGTTCTGATTTGTTGAGGCGTCGGTGGTGCTCCGTCGGTTATCGGTTGAAAGTCGCCGTATACAGGATTGAAAAATTCAAAATTCTCCGTCTCCATATTAAAGCGACCGCCATGCACACCAGCCTCCGAACCTGTAATGTCGTTCATGTGGTCGTTAACTTCTTGCTGTAACTGCATTATAGCGCCTAAACGAGCTTGCACGCTTGCCCCGTCAGGAAGTATCACATCTGCCGCAGATAACCCTCTTTTTTGGAATATTCCCGTAGTATCAGTTACGCCTATTTCCGCAAGAGGCATTTGCGACAGGCCTCCGCCAATATCGGTCTCTTGGTCCGCTGCTGTAATGCCTAACGCTACATTGCGGATTTTCAAATCATCTTGTTTTTGGCTCATAATCTAATCGCTCCTTTTAGTGTTTTATATCCCTTAATACAAGGGGCTGTACTTCTCCGGTTTCAATATCACGCAAAGAACCGCTAAGAAGTTCGCCAGTCTCTCTATCGAGTATTTGCCCTTGGCGCTGACCTGTTACAATTTTTGTCAAATAGTCTATTTGCGTTTGCATTTCCGAAAATCGGTTTTCGTGGGCGTTAGGGTCTTGGTTATGCTCATCGATTCCTTGTTCGGTAACCCTGCCAAAAAATACCCATTCACCGCCAACAATTTTATAAACGGACGACTTGCCCCCGCGGGTTTCATCCTCCATAACCAAAAAGAATGTGCCCTCTGAAAGTCCACCCGCTGGAGGCAATTCCGAAAATGTATTCACGGCGTTATTTATTTCGTACCCGGTTATTGCGTAAAGCAGGGCGCGGAATACATCCGTAGTTTGTTTTAATGCGTGAATGTTTATAATAAGCCGCAAAAATAACGGGTTAAACACAAGCGACGCACTCGCAGGGTCTTGGTCCAACAATGCCGGAATATTTTCATCATATATCGGGTTGTCAGGGATTATAAAATTTGGTCTTGACATTGCTTCACCTCCCTAAAATTCATCATCAAATGTAAAGGTGAAAGTCACGCCGCCGTCTTTACGTTTGACAAACATGGTTTTTATTGCGCATAGCTCACCATTTGCGTCAAAGAGTGCTGCCTCGCTTATTGACGCGCCAACTAAATCATCAGCGGGAATAGTGGCAACATATCGCGCCGTTGTGCGCCTTGCTGGGTCTAGCGGATAGGTGATACTGTCCAGAGGATAGCGACCAAGCTCGGTGTTTAGGCTATCCACATCAATAGCTGGCGGGATGGGGCTGCCCTCCGAATCAACACCGCCCGAGCCAAAGGCGATTCCTGTTACGGGCGCAAGTGTTGATATTGCCCCGCTTGTGATTAGGCATAATTGCTCGCGCCTTTTGAATGTAATAATCGTGTTTTCAGACATTGCTATAAAGCCTCCTTTATTGTTAGTTTTTTAAGGGTTTGGTTGCCTCCAGCAGTTAAGCCACCGTCTAGGGCAAATTCGCCATCAAGCCCCCAAGGTCTTGATTTTTCAAGCAGTCCCGCACCAAGGCGGTTACCGTTTTGAAATTGATAAACACCGGCGTTAAAATTATGTGTGGATAAACCGCTCATAAGATTCGCCCATTTACTTAAAGGCCACGTACCGTTAAGCGGTCGTTGTCCATTTAGCAAAATACCTTTTTGTACCATGCCGCTGTTGACAATGTTTGCATGCACCGCAAAATCCGCAAGCTCAAAGTTTTCTGAGTTTGTAAGATTAAAAATCGGGAAAGTTACACCACTTGACACGCTAAATTTATTGGGAATTTTGAATGCCCCCATATCTAGCTGGTGCGCCGATATTCCTTTAAGCGGTCCGAACTTTCGTCCATCAAGAAAAACCGAGCCGTCAAGCAGGTTTCGCCCATCAAGCAACACACCTTTGGCGACCACCCCATAATTTCTAATGGTCACCTTGACATGAAAGTCAATAAAATCTATTCCGTGAGCAATTCCATCGCCTAGCTGCCAAGTCCCGTAAAGGTTTCTTTGCCCGTTAAGAACAATTTGCGGGGCGGTAATGTTCCCAACTCTAAAACTAATCATAAATAAATCGATAAACGTAAAATCGTTTTGATTAATAACACGCACAGGTTGGGGTAAATCAACAACACCAAGCGTTAAATGCGCTGGGATTCGGTGGCCTAGTATCATGTGAATGTCGGCAAGGTTAAACATATCGCCAAAATCGCGGGTAACGGTTACGTCGATTGCGCCTGGGCGTGAAAACCTAACGTCTATAACGCCAGTCGTAAATAATGAGATAATCTCGATTATTTGAGGCCGCCCGATATGCCCTCGTCCGCGCACAAAACCGATTAGCACTGCCCGACGTTCCACCAAAGTTCTAGGAAAAGGGTGGACTATTCCGAAAAAGGCCTCTAGCCTTGTAATGGTTGGCTCGTCTGCAAATTCAATAAAATTGTTTTCAACCATTTGGACTAAGTCAGCTTGAATCTGGTCCATTTGGCCGCCAACAACTTGCCAAATTGCGTCCATCTCGAAAACTTCCCTATACCATACTGGGTACCAGGTTTTAATCTCCTCGTAAGTGGCGGGGAACGAGTTTTCATATATCAGCATTAATTTTCACCTCCTAGGACGCATATCGAGCAGAAATCCGCACTATGTGCGAATTTCGACCAGCCCCAAAATGGCGATTTGCCTATCGGTAAGTGAAATATTGCCGCCTCCGCCGTTTAAGGTAAGGTTGGAATAATCAATTAAGCCGTCGTGGCTATGAAGAATGGAGCTAATCACGGAAACGCGGACAACCATAGGCGTTCGCTCGGGATTATTCAGGTTTATGTCGCGTAAATAGCTGTCAATGGCGATTTTGACGTCTGTGATTATGCTGTCTGAGTTGGCACCTTGCGTGAGCTCGCCATCAAATTCAATGTCGATTGTGATAATGCTCGGCGCAACCGCCGCGAAGTGCGCGCCTATATTGGCTTGCCCGTCACCTAACCCGCCACCGACGACAACAGTATCACCTTCCGGCGTAACCGCAGGGGCTTCGACAACCTCGCCGCTAGGGGCAAATGTAACCATGAGGCCGTTGGTGATAGGGTCAATAAATTCTTGCACGCGCTCGATAACTGTTTGAGACGCCGGCATTCCTTCGGTGTCGATTATCACACCCATAACCGTATTGGGGCCTGCGAAAAGCGGGATAATCCGAGCACGCCCCACACCGGCAATTGACTCCGCCCAGGTTTTGTAGTGTTGGCGGTTGCCGTTTTCGGCCGGACCTGCAATTTTCTCCATAATCCTACGGCGATAATTTTCGTCGTGCTCCTCATCGGCGCCGGGCTCGATTAGCCGGCCGAAGGTAGATGTTGAAGGTTGGGGCATGTTTTTCATTGGCGTGGCTTTCGAGTCCGCTTCAACGTTATTGCTTGTTGTGCCCGGGGCGTCCGCTTCGAGAAACGGCTCCGGCCATATATTGGAATTAGCGCGCAGGGTGAAAAATAATCCATCTTGGAAAAATCGCTCACCAGGTTGCGGTGTCCGCAGGCCTGTGTAGAAATATTCATAGCGGGCACGCGTTGCCGGGTTTCGCCAGACGTTAAACTCCTGCCCCCTGCGGTCCAGGTATTCGCCTGATGAAGTAGTTATAAACACCAGGTCGAAAAGCGTGGTTATATCCGCGTAGAAGTGCGATATTTTTAACGCCGCAGAAGCAACCGCATCATAAAAAATGCTGCCTTGGCGAAGGTCGATTCCTTTAGGAGCAGCTTGCAGCATTTCGCGCATTATATTCTCAAAGGTCCTATCTTTAAAAAGCAATTAAATCACCTCCCAGGACGCATGGTCGAGCAGTTCGTCACTAGGCGAACGACCAAACCGAATGTTTATATGCCCGAACGCCGTATGCGCGGTAAAACTTATATCAGCGTTTTCGGTTTCAAAGGAAATAACGAAGCCGTATACCTCAAATACGCGGCTATCCACAAGCAATGCGTCTCGCACAAGCCGCGGGATTTCTGTCTCTACAAATTCCGGCGTAGCGTCGCCGGCAATGATTGTCTGCTTTAATTCGCTTCCGTACTGCGTATCGTAAATCAAGCAGCGGAAGCGGGGAGAGGTTAGCGCCTTTTTGATAAACTGCGCCACAGCCTCTATACCGTCAGCGGTACCGA